CACTTAATTAAAAGACAGCAGAGCGGCTTAATTGCTTCTCTACTGCTTTTCTATAGGCCGGATCCGTGGCGTACCGAGGATCGTTCATGGCCTCGATCACCTGGGCCGTCGACTCAAACTTGCTGCCCGAGTTGCTGCTTGGCTTGCCACCTAGCAGCTGCGGCTCACGCCCTTCGCTTGCTGTGTACTGAGCGTAAAGCCCAGCAATTGCAAGCCGGATCTGTGCGCCGTCGTTGCTGCCTTGCACGATGCGGTTGAACGCAGCGATCTCGTCGGCTTCCATGTTCTCGGCAGCCCACGTCGTCATGGCGTCATACTCCTCAGCGCCACCGAACTCGGTTTTGATCTGCGACACCTGCTGCGCGTTAAGCGCACTGTCCTGGGCAGCGTTGTACTGCAGGCCAGCCAGGTAGTTGTCGACCATGTTGCGACTGAAGCCAGCTTTCTCAAGCTCGCCGTAGTCCTCGTCCTGCAGCATGCCGCTCTCAGCGTACCGAGAAGACATGTCGTTGAAGTCAATGCCTGCTTCTTCAAGCCGGCCGCCGATGAACTCGCCGTAGATTTCTTTGGCTGATTGTTCCTCGCCCTCAGCAAGTTCTGTCTCTGACTCGTCGGCTCTGCCCTGCTGGCTTTCAAGCTCTTTGTAGCCCTTGACCAGCTCCTCGACAGTTTTGTACTTGCCGGCAAGTAGCTGCTCTTCGCCCTGAATCTCGACGTTGTCGTTTTCAGTAAGCGTTGCTTGATCGTCAGGCGCCATCGCGGGCGCCGGTTCGTTGGCGATAACTACTGGTTCTGGCATGGGCCTCAGGAAATTTGAATGATGCCGTCGCCATCGACAGTGACTTCAGGCATGGCGGTAGTGGTCTTGCCTGCCTCGTCAACTGCGATGTCGATCACTTCAACTTGCTGCTCCTCCGTCGGCAACGGCGTCTCCGTCGGGCAGGCGGTTTGGAGTTCCTCTGCTGGGGTCTCCTTCTTCGTACTGCGGGCCATAGGGTGCTCCTGGTTCTGTGTAGTTTTTAGCTGCTTGCGCAGCGGCGCCAGACTTGAGGCCCTCCATCAACATCTGCTGTTGTTGAGCTTCTTGCTGTGCTTGCGCTGCAGCTGCGCGTTCATTCTCTAACTGCTCTCGTGTTTTAACAAGGTTGGTTGTATCGACACTGCCACTTGCAGCCAGGCGGCGCAGTGCTTCGTCGACGTTGATGTATTCGGCCATGATCTCTGGGCCAAGAACTTGCTGCGCAGTTGTGATGAACTCAATCAGCTTGTTCTTGTCATCGCCACGGCCAATAGCTTCGAGCCCGGTAACAGGTTTGGGGTTGACCAAAGCCTTGCCGCCCTGCCCTTTTGGAAAAGCAGGCAGCTTGCGTTGACGCTGCAGGATGTGCATTAGCCGCCGCACCAAAGGCAGCTGCAGCTCTTGAGTCAGGATTGAGTAGAGGCCGGCCGTGCCGGCGTTTAGCTCCTGGCTCATAAAGCGAATCTCTTCCGCAGTCACGCGCTCACCCGGCCGCTGAATAGCGGTGTGCAGCATGAAGGCGTACTGCAATCGCTGCTCAATGCGCTCAATAGTGGCGTTTGCAATCTGCATGTCGGCACCCTTCTGGGTTTGCACGACAGTGATGTCCGACGCTGAGCCCTGCACAATGGCGCCGTTTGCTGCATTAGCCAGGGTGCGCGGTCTGGTCATGCCGTTGGGGTTGACCAAGAAAATGGCTTTAGCTGCTGCAGCTGACGACTCAAGGATTGCTTGGCTCAGGTTTTCCAGCGCAAGCAGGTCGCCGTAGTACTGCTCAACGTACGAGCGACCGTACTCTTCGCTTTCTACGCGATCAAAGCGCAGGCTGATCCAGGGGGTAACGTCCTCTTTGCACATGCCGTGCGTGCCTGGCACCTCCTTGCCTTTGACCTCCTGATACCAGTGGCACTCACCGTTGTAGAACTTGACGCAGGTGTAGACCTTGCATGTCTTTTTGCTGCTGGCGTCGCTGTACTCGCCTTCCTCCTCGTCGTCTAAAAATCCCTCGGGTAACGCCTGCGGGTAAACCTCTTCTTCGACAACAATTTCTGTGACGTGACCCATAGGATCACGACAAAGCACAAAACGGTCCAGATGGATGACCCTAATTCCTGCTTCTGAGACGTAGAGCAAGACGTTGCCGCTAACCAGCAGATGCTTGAAAGCTTCGTGCAGAGATGCGCGGCCATTGGCAGTGTCGAGCACGCCCATCACAGCGTGCTCTACTTTTACCAACGCTGCATCAAGTTCTGTCTTGACCTCGGGCCCTGCCTCTGCAACACGCAGCGCCAGGTCGTCGATTTCCAGTTTGAAAAACGGGGCGTTAGGAGGAAAAAGAGTTACGAGAAGTTTGTTTGACAGGAAGTTTGTACCGCGGGCTCCAAAGCTTTGATACGGCGTTTTGAGATCGCCGGACTCGCCGCCATGCCCCTCTGGAATCAGGCCAGGAATAGTGACCTTGCTGCAGTCACGGGCCCGCTGCAAGTACGAATCACGATTAGCAGCCAGCTGGTTGTACCTGGCCGCCGCAGTCCGACCACCCGGCATGCCCATTGGCTTGGACTGCCGGTCGACGTTGGAAGTCAGGTTCAGTTTCATTATCTGCCGGGAATGGAGACGCCGCTGCCATAGCCAGAGATGTCAGCTCGCATAGAGCGACGGCCACGGCCACGTCGTCTGATGTTGATAGGTGTTTGCGATGTAGTCGGCACGCCAAGCGATGTTGACGGTGCTGACGGTGACGCAGCTGCGCCTTCTTGTGACGTTGCAGGCTTGGCTGGCGCAGCCGGTGCTGGTACTGCAGCCGGTGCTGGTACTGCAGCCGGTGCTGCTCTTACAGCAGCAGGTGCTGCCAATGCAGCAGCAGGCGCCATGGCTGTGGGGCTGGGTGCAGGTGGTGCAGCCCGTTGCGACATGGCTAGCTGCTCTTGGTAGCGCCTCTCTGCAGCAGCTTGCTGCACCTCAAACTGACGCCTTTGCTCTTCCATCGCCTCCCGTTGCCGCGCCATGTTTTCTTGGTGCCGCCTGTCAGCGGCTATGCGATCAAGCCTGCTGCTCCTACCACCACCACCACCGCACATAACTAATCAGCAGAATTTTGCTCATCGTAAATGCTGTGCAGCATGCGCACCACTGCACGCCTGCCGACATACATCCAAATCTCCCTGTCACTCCACTCTGGTGATGGGCAGAGTTCAGGGACGGCGTCGTCCAATTTCTGCATCAACTCGGGTGTGATGTCGGGCCAATCGTTTTTAGACATTTGCACCTGCCTCGCACAATTCTTGTTCTTGCGAAGGATGCCACAGGGTTAGCTTTTGCTCGTCGATGTTGTAATCACCGTGCCGCAGGATGCGTGTCATCCGTGCAGCTAGCAGTGCATCAGTAAATGTTTTGCCTTTCTTTTGGTAAGCCTTGACCACCACTGGCCACATCTCACGCAACGTCATGGTTGTGCCAAGAATCTTGTCGGCAGTTTTGGGGCCAACACCTGGCAAGCCGTCGACGTTGTCAGCTCTGTCACCTGTCAGCACCTGAATCATCCAGTTGCGGTCGGCTTCGTTCTTGCTAATGGTCCACACCTTGTCGTCAACCAACAGCCTGCCCGGCACTGTCTTCATGTCCTTGTCAGGCGAAACAATGATGGGGTCAGCGATCTTGCCTGATGTAGCAAGCAGGCCCATCACGTCGTCAGCTTCCAGCTGGCCCATAGACACACCGTTGTATGTGGCCGACAAAAATTCGTAAACCTCACGCAATGCCATTGGCTTGCGCTTGCCTATGCGATTTGCTTTGTATTCCTGGCTCAGCTCATGCCGAAACGTGGGGTAGCTGCTGAGGCACACCCGCACATCTTGGTCCTGAGTGACATTCATCCAATACCCAATGCGTTGTGACGCTCTGGCTTTGGCTTCAACCGGATTGACTGACAGGGTGTGGCACCACTCAGACCACCTAGTTTCTGTTTCGCAGCTGGCGCAACTTGAGTAGCCCAGCCAATCGCCGTCAATAAGAAGAGTCATGTACCGAAGTAATGGGACATAGGAATGGCCAGGCGGCCACTGTCTTGGTCATACAAAAGTTTGTCCACCGGGCCCGTTGTGCCACAAAACCTGTTTTTCAACACGCGCAGCTGCAGTTCGCTGCGCTCTGCCGGATCGCCCTGCTGGTTGCGCTCGCAGCCAAGGACGCAGTCACTTAGTTGTGCAATGGCATGGCTGCCCCGAAGCTGGGACAGACTGGTTTGCGCACCCTCTTCGTGGCCGCGGCCTTCCGGTCGTTTGAGGTGAGACACCAACACCAAGCCGATGCCGGTTTGCTCAACGACTTGGCGAAGCTTGGTGCAAACCACATCCAATGCACGTCGCTCGTCTAGATCTGCGATGCCGCTGACCACAATGGTGAGGTGGTCGAGGAAGACAACGTCTACACCTTCGACGTCAGCCAGGTACTTGATCTGCTCGACCATGCGGTCCGGGTCCATTGACCCAAAGTGGTCATAGAGAAACAGGCGGCCACCACCAAACAGTGAGTGGAACGCAGCCTCGACACGCTCAGCTGGCACTGCGCCAGGGTCTAGGTGCAGAGGCTTGTTGACCTCAATGCCGACAATGCCCTGCATCGTGCGCTGCAGTGACTCTTCAAGCGACAGCATTCCTACTTTTAGGCCGCACCGCAGGAAATGGTGAGCCAGTTCACGGCACACGCTGCTCTTTCCTGTGCCTGAGCCAGCCGTCACGGTCAGCATCTCGCCCTTGCGAAAGCCACGCAGGCAGCTGTTGAGCTGTGGCCACGGCAGGTCGCACGCTTTGGTGGCTCCCGGCTTGACCATTTCTTGGTACAAGTCAGCCGCGTTAAGGATGCCGTCGGGCCTGACTGGCGTCGCCTTCCACAGCAAATCCTTTAGCTGTGCACCCTCGCCAGCTTGCAGCATGTCGTTGGCGTCTTTGCGGGGCAGCCTGCAGATGGCAGCCCTGCCGTATGGCAGCACCTTGATTGCTTCTTCTGCTGCCCTAGTGCCCGGATCGTCTGAGTCAAAGCACAGCACGATGCGGAACTGACGCAGCCACGCAATGTTGGCGGCGATGTATTTGCTGGCTGATTGCGCACCGTTGGGAAGGCTGACTACTGGAAAGCGGTTGCCTTGTACCTGCGACACCGACATGGCGTCGACTTCGCCCTCTGTGATGACGCAAAAAATGTCAGTTTCTTTGCCGTGGTTCTGCCGCCACAGGTGCTGGCCCCACAGCTGGATGTCAGACGTGTCGCCAATCCACCGAAACTTTTTGTCGGGATAACGCAGGTGCTGAGCCACGTCTTTGCCACGCTGGTTTCTGTAGGTAGCAACCTGCACCGTCGACCCGTTGTAGTTGCCCACCCCGTAGCCAAAAAGCTCAGTCGTTTCCTTGTCCAGGCCACGCTTGGTCAGTGGCACGCAGTCGACAAACGAAAGCAGGCTCACGGGTGGTGGTGGCATTGGTGGGATGGGCTTAAGCCTTGGCTTTCGCTCCGGTTGTTCGGTGTAGTTACAGCCAAAGCAATAAGCATGGCCATCACTAAACCGAGCGAGGTTGTCTTTGCTATTGCACTGGGGACAAGCTTCATGGCGTACGAACTTGGATTTAGGACGCGGCATCGTTAAACCACGCAGTTGGTATGTGCCCCTCGCACCACGGAAAACCATGGCGTTCCGCCCACTGCCAGTAGCGCAGCGACCGAGGAGCTTTGGACAGTTTGGCCTTGGCGTTCTGAAAGCACAGACGCAGGTCCAGGTCGGGGTGTGACTGCTTGACACTGCGCAACTTGCGCCGGTCTTCAGTTGTCAGCACCCCCTTTGCTTCGACCACACAGGTGGGCAGGATGAAGTCAGGCGTGTAGATCGCCTCGATTGTGTAGTCGTAGTGCTGGGTCTCGTAGTCAAAGCCCAGCCCACGCTTGTTGAGGCTGAACGCAATGCCAGCCTCAAACTTGCTGCGGAACTTAGAAGTCCCCGACTTGCTGGGTTTCGACCGCCGGGGCTTGCGAGGTTGTTTCCTCTGCTTTGTCCTCCCATCCACCTTCGACGGCATCGAACCCACTGCCTCCTTGTGTGTATTCAACGGGCTTAATTACTTGCACTTCTTGAATGCTCAGCGTGATGCCAACACCAATGGGCGCAGAGTACGGGCGGGCCTGCACTTTGACTCGGCCCAGCGTGCCAGCTCCCAGCTTCTGCAGTGGCGCACGGTTGCTGACCATGCAGCCCTTGCCATCAAAGATGGGCAGCTGCACCTCCCACGGGGTGCCGTCTTTGCGGATGCCCTTGGCCTTGCGTTTGCACTTGAACTTGATGACAGGGTTGCCAGCGTCGTCAGAAGTAGCGGTCCAAGGCTGCGGGTCCACCAGCTTCCACGCCTTTTTTGGGTCCTGTGCCTTGCAGGCTTTCTTCCATTCTTCAAGGTGCGCTTCGAGCTTTTCGACCAAGGCCATGCCTTCTTCGGCAGGGACCAGCACCTCAACCTTGTACTCGCACTTTTCAAACTTGGTGTCCGGCTCAACAAGCCAGCTGTACCGGAACTCTCCTTTCGGGGTGACGAAAGACAGGGGCTCAGGGTTGTCGAAATTCATGTGATGAAGTAGTTGCTTGTCTGAACTTGGGTCAGGTCAAGGTCGCCGAGGACTGGCCGCGGCGGCAATTTGGCCTTGCTCTTGTCTGAAAGTTGCGAGAGCAGCTGATCCACGATGGTGTCAAAGCTGCTCGCTGCATACAGGTCAGCGAACGTAGTGCGAACTGAGTTGCGGACTTGTTTCATTTCCGCTGGTGTCGTCACGAAACAATCGTGGATTCCTCCAAGGTTGCACACCCCATGTGACATGGCGTGATTCGTGACCAGGGCCATGTGACTGGCGTCCTGGCTGTGCACGACGTTGGGGCTAAGCCCCCGCGCCATGCGCTGCTGGTCAAGACCAAGGTCATCAACCTTGCAGCGGACGTCTAAGCGGACGTCGGAAAGGTATCGCAACCGGATCCGTTTGTCTTGTGTGTTTGGGTACATCTGTTGCACAAGCAGACCTGACGGTGTGACCCACCGCAGGGCCACGTCCTCCTTACCTGCTGCTCTGCCCAGTGCACGCAGGTATTCCATGGCCTGTTCAGCATGGCCGATTAGTGCTCGGGCTTCAGCGTGCAGGATCTGTGCCATGAAATGCATGGCTGACATAGCACCTGCTTTGTGCGGCCAGGCACCAGGGCCGAGCATGTCATCAGCACGGTCCAGGGCCCACGCCCAGCAAGCGTGGTAGTAGGCAATAGGTGTGGCTGAGTACGGCAGGGTCATCACGATGGGCTTGGCCAGTGACCTGTCGGGCTGCAGTGCCAGCCACTTGCTTGCCCGTGGGTCATCGTTGTCCCGCAGGCGTGCCAGCACACGGGCCATGACCATGCCGTAGATGTCCTGCGGCTGGTCGTTGTCGACCAGGTTGACCATGGCCCCCATGTCCTCGCTGCGCAGCAGTCCGCTGTAGTGCTGGATGCCTGAACATGTGCAGTCCAGCGTCACTGGCAACCGGCACAGGTAGCCAAAGCCAACGTCACCAAACTCCTTGTAGGCATGGCAGAACGCAAGGAACTGCCACGGCTTGTCAGCCTTTAGCCAAAACTCAGGCCGTAGCCACGGGTCAGCGCCGACCTGTCTGATCTGGTGCTGGTTCTCATGGACCCAGTCGACACGGGTGCGGTAATCATGCTTCCCCATGCCATAGACGTTGGCTCCATGCACCCGCAACCAATCAGCCTCGTCCTCGTTGGTGATTGCAACTCCCTTGGCAAAGCGCAGCAGGGCCCGACAGGCTTCATTTCCTTGTGGATTTAAGAAAGGTTGGCGATAGAAGTACCTGCCCCTGAAATCCAGGGACATAGTGAAGTAAATGCAGGGCTCGTCTGCAAACCGGCGGGCCACCCACAGCATCTTTGCTTGGTTAATCCGTGCGCACAGGGTGCGCTCGTTCTTTTCGTGGATGCGCTTGGCTTGCTTGCGCCATGCCCTGACGCCGGGGTCATCGTCCGGCAGGTGCTTGGGGTACGGCGGCACCGGCCACCCCTCACGGGGCAGCAGGCAGCCGACCTCCATGCACTGGTCATAGGCCAGCTGGATCTGCTCCAGCATCCAGGCATCGACTGACCACGGGACAGATTGCTGCCGGTTTGCGGCGCTCATAAACGCTTCGCTTCCGTTGCTGTGTGCGGCCACCACCTGGGCGTTGCTTTTGAGAAGCTCCGTCGAAAGATGTTTGGCGTAATAGCCACCGTTGGTAGGCGTTGTCCATGGGCGTGGTGGGATTACGAGGGGTAAATAGTTGGGTGTCATGAGCAGCTGCTTGTTGTGCACCTGCTCGATCCAGTCCATGCACGCCTTGGTCGGCTTGACGACACGGCGGCATGGCTTGGTGCTGTGATCTAGCTCGATTGCAATCAAGCCGGTGTATTTGGCGAGCATGTAAACCAGAAATGTCCCGGTCGCCATGCGTTCTTTCGGGGTCCACTCATCCGTGGCCTGCATGCGGCGGATCACTGCTTGCTTGTGTGAGCCACGGCCACGGGCCTGCTTGTACCAGCCCAGCTCACGCTGCGTGGCACGGTCCAACATTGTCTCGGTCCATAGCTTGTCCGAGACATCAGCCGCCACATGGTGCAACGTGTGGCTGCTGCTGATGCAGTCGACCACAGTCCTGGCAGCTGTGGCCGCCACTTGCTGGGGGGGCAGGTGGGTTAAGGGTGAAAGCAGGGCAAACGATGGCCCTGCTTTTCCCGCTGCAATGCGGCGGCGTATTGCCCGCAGGTGAGGCACCAGCTGCTCTACGCCAAGCGCAGACAGATGCTCGCCCCACTTGCTCAGTGATTGCTGGCCCTTTAGGCGTTGACGGTGTGCAATCAGCTCGACCCTGTCACGGCCAAGCGTCAGCATTTCCCGCTCAAGTGCTAGCTGATCCTCCTTGGTTCGGGTCACGTTCGAGCAAAGCAATGGTGTTGGTTAAAACCTCCGGGTTGAGGTGGCTGTAGCGCTCGGTCACCTTGATGTTGCTGTGGCCCAGCACCTTCTGAACTGCGTACAGCGAGGCACCACGCTGCACCAAACGTGAGGCGCACGTATGCCGGCAGGCATGGGGCACCAGCTGCTTGTCGTCCGACAGGCCAAGGTCATCCCGCACCTGACGCCACGTCTCGCCCACCTTCCAGACAGGCACGTCATAAAACAGGGTCGGGCCGTGCATGCGGCGGGCCACCAGCTCTGCAACACGCCGGGTCATGGGCACAGATCGGGGCAGGTCGCCCTTGTTTTCCCATACCTCCAGCATGTTGGTGCTGAGGTTGCAGTCACACGGGCGCAGTGCCAGCACCTCGCCCTTGCGCATGCCGGTGTCTAGCAGGGTGACGATCACGTCATGCACACCAGGCCCGCCACGCTGCAGCAAGCCGGCCAGCATGGCCTGCTCCTCTGCCTCGGTCAGGTATCGGGTGCGCCCTGGAGCAAGTCGGAGGGCTGGCAGAAACGGCTTGTGGCTGCAGCCACCCCTCCGCATTGCGTCTCGGTAAACAGCTGACAGCATGTTCAGCTTGCGCTTGATCGTGCTGTTCTTGTTGCCCTTGTCCCGGCAGTGCTTGACGAAGCGGTCGACGTCGGCGGTGGCGATGTTGTCCAGCAGCTTGCCGCTGCCGAAGAACCGGGCAACCTCCAGCAATTGGCTGCGGTCCTGCTTGGTGGCTCGCTCTCTGTGTTCAAGCGTGAAGTCCACGCCCTGGCCCACGGTCCACGTCATGACAGGGCCCCCTGCATAAACGCATCACGCAACGATTGCCGCAACGCAGCGCTTGCCTGATCTTGTTTGCTGGTCAACGTTGGCATGGTGGCCTGCAGCCAGCGGCCAAAGTCCAGCTCGGCCTGCTCCTCTCGTGTCAGCACCTTTTCGGGTGCATCGGGCAGCATCATCCAGTGGGTGTAGCCGTAGGCAGGCAGGTCCCACGCGCCAACCCAGAAGCCGCTTACCGGGCCATACCAAAGCACCTCGCCAGTGCTGTTGGCATGTTTGCGCTCGGGTTTTTTGTCGCTTAACACGTTCATCTCAGTCAGTGCCCCCAAATCGGTAGTCGTCAACGGGGCTGGTTGCTTTGTTGAGTACGGCACGCGCGAACTGCGAGTAGAGGGTGGTTTGTTGTGTATCGGGCTCACGGTTGGTTGTGGCTTTGTACCACTGGCGAAACAGCGCGTGGATCTCGTAGTCGGTAGGAACTTTCATGGCGGTGTGGGTTTTGGTAGGCAGCCTGTGCGTGCGCCAGCAGCACTGCAAGTTGCAGTGCCACCAGCGCAACAATTCCACGCGTATTCATGACGTGTATGCGTCGGCCAATTCCTGACAGCGCTTGCTGCGCGCCTGGGCGGCAGTTTCAAGCTGTTGCTCTGCAATGGCTAAGGCGTCAAAATCCTTGGCCAGCTCTCGCGCAAGCTCGGCCATGTGCTCCATGGTTTTGTCCATGAGGTAGCCCATGCGCTTGCAGATTCGTTCTTCGTCAGCGTCCGACGGTGGATCGGCAGGCTCTAGCGCCCTGGCAATCATCTCCTGTTGCTCGAATACCGCCCGCAGCTTGTACTGCGTCGAGTAGATGTTGCACTGCTGCGCAGTAAGCCTTTTGCGGGCATCGCTAAAAACCGCGTTTGCGTCCTTGATCTGCTTGTCAGTTTCAAGCGCCTCCGCATAGGTGGCGGGCTTTTTGGGTCGGCCTCGTGTAGCCATAATGTTCTCCGGGGTGTGGTGGGTGTAATCAGGCGCCAAACATGTCCTCAAAGAGGTTGCCTTCGTAGGCAGAAGTGGCGCAGTAGCGGGCAGCGTTGGCTGCGTTGATGGCGTCCCGTTCTTCGCGGGTAATGCGGACTTTGATGCGGTCAGCGGGTGCGAAATATTTGGGGTTGCCGAGGGTCTTGGTGTGAGTGGCCATTTGTTTTGTGGTGGGTGTAGTGCGGTGAGGGCACCAGGGAGCCCCGTAGGGCTCCGGGTTGCCGTCAGAGGACGCGGGCCAGGTTGCGCTCAATAGCTTTAGTTGCGGCCTGGTACTCGTTGTGTTCCTTGGCCGCCTTGCGCCATTTGCGCCATTCGGTTGGTGTGACCTGGACAGATGGCGTCAGGCTGGCTCGGTCGCGCAGGAACTCGGGCAAGCAATGGCTGCCTGCATAACCCTCTTCAAAAAAGTCTTTAATGAGTCCTGAATTGTTAAAGACGGCGTAGGCCCGCCGCGGGTTGCCGTTGGTGTCGTTAGTGGTGCACAGGTGGATGATTTGCATGATTGCTTCGGGGTGTGGTGGGTTGCTGCCGTCAAAACTGCCGCTCGATTGCGGCGTTGCGTTCCTTGATTCGCTCGATCAGCTCGCCGTGGCCAGCTGTCGGGTCATTGCTAGCAATCAGCCAGGCCGCGCAGAAGGCGGCCGCGGCTGTCGCATACAGGCAGAGCAAGAGGTAAGTGCGGAGCTGCATTAGTACCCCAGCCAGTGAAGGATGGACTGACCGTTGAACCATTGCGGTTCGGGCGTCGCCTCCAGGTACTCGTCGGCCGAGCTGCCGTGCTCCAGGAAGATCTGGGCGAAGGCCCAGGCCGGAGCGTTGCCCTCGGCGTCGCAGGTGGACAGGAACGACTTTTCGTAGGTCATGGTGAAGTGTGGTGGGTGCTGTTTGTATTGCTGGGCGGCTACCGAGAAAGAGGCAGCCAGCCAGCAGGGCAACCAGTGCAGCAGAGCCGCGGTGGTCGTCCTGGTGTCACTGTAAGCGACACCCAGGGCAGGTGGCAACATATTTGTCGACCCCAGAGGGGGGTAGACAGCTGCTGGCCCCCTACGTAAACCCCTCACATTTTTGTGCCATTTTTTGGCTTCCCACTGCCACCAGATGAGACCCAAGGTGACCCTAAGTACACCTAAGGACCCCTATAGAGAGGGCTACTTGGTGTTCTTCTTATGTGGACAGCTAGTGACAGCAAGGGTTTTCAGTTGTTATGTTGTTGGCAGCCCGACGAAGTCCAGCCCCCGAGGGATCGTCAGGTGAGGAATCCTCCTGTGGTGGGTAGGATTTCTCTGTAAATCGCAAGGGTTAGATGAGAGACATCAATGACACCCTTGCTGATTTGCACGAGGGGTTGGCAGTGCATCTGAAGTACAAGCTGGATGACGGAACGATCAGTGTTAGTGAGTTGAATGTGTTGCGTCAGTTTTTAAAGGACAACCAAGTGAGTGCACAGCCGGTGGAGGGGACGCCATTTGGGGATTTGGCGGCGCAGTTGCCGGACATTGAGAACGTCGTTGAGTTCAAACGGTCTGTTGGTTGATGGCAAAGAAGCAGCAGAGCTGGGCTGAGCTGCCGGAACCGTTTAATCAGGACTTCAGGTACTTCTTGGTGTTGGTGTGGCGGCAGTTGCAGTTGCCAGATCCGACACCAGTGCAGCTAGATATTGCGCATTACATGCAGCACGGCGGCAACAGACGGATTGTCGAAGCGTTTCGTGGTGTTGGTAAAAGCTGGATGGCCGCGGCCTATGTGTTGTGGCTGCTGAGGAACGACCCACAGAAAAAGATCATGGTGGTGTCTGCGTCAAAGACGCGGGCAGATGACTTTTCGCAGTTCTGTTTGCGGTTAATCCGGGAGATGCCGCTGTTGCAGTGTCTTGATCCGGATCGAGATGAGCAGAGAAGTGCAGGCAACAGGTTTGATGTGCGGCCAGCCATTCCCGACCAGAGCCCGTCGCTGAAATCAGTTGGGATTTTTGGTCAGCTGACTGGGTCGCGTGCTGACACCTTGGTTTGCGATGACGCAGAAGTTCCGAATACCAGCTGGACTGTCGGCATGCGCGAAAAGTTGCTGGCGTCTGTCGGTGAGTTCAACGCCATTTTGAAGCCAGGGGGCGACATTATTTTTCTTGGCACGCCGCAGACGGAGGAGTCGCTCTACAACAAGTTGCGGTTACGGGGTTATGAGTGCCGGATATGGCCAGCCAGGTATCCAGCACACCCAGAGCGGTACGGCGACAGCCTGGCCCCATTCATCAGTGAGAGCGTCGTCGACAGTTCCGGCCAGCCGACAGACCCGCGACGCTTCTCCGAAATAGATCTGATTGAACGGGAGGCTTCGTATGGGCGGAGCCAGTTCGCGCTGCAGTTCCAGCTCGACACCACTCTCAGCGACATGCAGCGATACCCACTCAAGGTGGGTGACTTGATGGTCTTGGAACTCAAAGATCATGCGCCAGAAAAGCTGGTGTGGTCCAGTGGCGCGGAATACAGGATCCCGGAGCTACCTGCTGTTGGGTTTAGCGGCGACTACTACCACCGGCCAGCGTTTATTACAGGCGACTGGTTGCCATTTAGTGGTTGCGTCATGCACATTGACCCGTCAGGCCGCGGTGCTGATGAGACGGCCTATGCAATTGTCGCCCACCTCAACGGCAACTTGTTCCTGTTGGAGTGCGGAGCGTATGCAGAGGGCTACACAGAAGCCGTCCTAGAGGGCCTAGCAAAGGCTGCAAAGCGCCACAAGGTCAACTTGATCCAGCTGGAGGACCAGTTTGGCCAGGGCATGCTTCAGAGCCTTCTGCAGCCGTATCTGCGGGTGCACCACCCGTGCGAGATCGAGCCGACACGCAGCAATGTGCAGAAGGAGCGGCGCATTATTAACGCGCTGGAGCCCGTGCTTAACCAGCACCGACTGATCGTTAACCGATCTGTTGTTGAAAACGACGTCAAGTCGCGTGATGGCGTATCAGACGAGACGTCGCTGTCTTACCAGTTGTTTCACCAGCTGACACACATCACAGTCGACCGCCAAAGCCTGGCGCATGACGACCGTCTAGACGCAGTCGCTGGCGCAGTCCAGTATTGGAATGAGTCACTGGCCATTGATGAGGACCGAGCTATTAAGGAACGCCGTGCAGAGCTTTGGGATTTGGAGCTGGAGGCCTATAAAGGAAATATCGAGGGTGCGCTCGACGCTCAAGTCCTTGGGCTACCACTTGAAAAGGCTGGCAGGAACGCAAGTAATGACGTCTGGATGGTCACAGGACAAAAGGCTTTGCGATAAACCACGAGCCTGGGTTGTTCGTCTTCCTGGAGCGTTTATGCACCTAGGCGACGAGCAAAGCTACACAGCGTTTCAAACAATCGTTTCTGCAAGCAGTGCTGAGGCGGCTTGGGAAGTGGCTTGCATGACAGACGTCTGGGAAACCCTGCCGTTTCAGGTAAAACGAGTGCAGGTCTTTCCACGCGATTTAAGCGTTGAGCGATGTACAGCAAGTTGATCGAGGCGGCAAGGGTCTACGAAGACTTGCCACATCAAATTGCAGCGTTCACAATCCTTGAGCGGTACGTTCCAGCCGTTGCGTTAGAGGAGTTTGTGGAGACATACGCCGCGGCCCAAAAGTATCCGGCTTGTCCGCCTACGGGTTGCGAGTAAAGCTACGCTTGTTCTGTTGCTAAACACGCCATGGCACACAAAAAAGGTAAGGGCAAAGGCACCGGCAAAAAGAAGGGCTACTGATGGCTGCTAAAGACGGTCTCTACATCAACATCCACCGGAAACGGGAAAGGATTAAGCGCGGATCTGGCGAAACCATGCGCAAGCCTGGCAGCAAAGGTGCCCCTACTGCTAAGGCTTTCCGCGATAGCGCCAAGACCGCCAAGAAAAAGCGCTAGACGCGCCCTTTTTGCATCAAGATCCACTGTCGCTGGGCTTCAGTAACAGTTGCCTTGTCGTAACCAGGCGTGTTGATAATGTCCTGCAGGGCCTTGCGGCGATACAGCTCGTCTTCCGTAAAGCCCATCATGCCGCCAGGCGGGATGCCAGCAATAAGCATCGAATCTTTGGGCTGTTCCATTTCAGGCTGCCCTTGGCCCTGCATTGCGCCGCACATGTCAAGTCTTTTTTAGTAGCGCCGCGCTCACCGTAGCGACCAGGCGGTCATCGACGTCATTATCGGTGGTCTTAGCTGCAGCCATCAAGAGGTCAACGATCAACTTTTTGACGCTGTTGCTTTTGAGAAACGCAAAAAGGATTGGTCTAATTAACAGAAGCATGGGTTGATGCTCTCGTTACGCTTTGACAGTAGCGCTGCTTTGCAATGGCAAACAACGACACCGAACACAACGGTGGCATCTTGTCTGACCTAATCCGCATCATTGTTCTTGCTTGGTCTTTGGCGTGCCTTAGTCTCAGCTACCTAGGCCAGGTCAAGGCCATGGATCCTACATTTGCCGCCTCAATGCTTACAGCGGTGTTGAGTTCCTATGGAGTGAGTGTTGGTAAGACCAACGGCAAAAAAGATGACAGCAATAAGCTAGACGTAAGCAAGACCACGCCACCTGCTAAGCCATGAAGATCCAATGGCTATTGATCGCAGCCTTAGCGCCTGCTCCAGCGCTAGCCAACACAGTTACACCGACGTGGTCTACTGGCAGCATGCAGAGCACGACCACCACGAGCCAGACAATCGAGGAAACGATTCAGCATCAGATCTACGGATCAGAGATGTCCTCATGGTCTGGCGAGAACGTGACGCCCAGCGCAGCCGACATTACGGGTGCCAGCACAACATGGGACCTGACGACCGACGGCGATGCGTTTACTTTCGAGTACACGACTCGGGACGCCGACACATTAATCGAGCAGATCGACATCGACCGCACAATCGAAACCGATTCCACTACTACGTCGCTCAGTGTGTTCTCGCAGTGATGCTTGCGGCACCTGCCGCAGCCGAAACAACTAACAACTCGGCGCCCAGGGCCCAGGCCACAAGCAACAACACAAACCAGTCGGTCCAGTTCAACAACAACGGTGCGCCCAGCCGGCAGCACTTTGGCGGCAGCGTCAGCTGCAACGGGCCCACTCTGGTGATGACACCGTTTCACCTAGAGGCGCACGCTGACCCGATTCCGTCAGAGGACTACACCCGTGCGCAAAACTTTGGCGCGCAGCTCAGCATCAACATTCCGCTGGATGGGTCAATTACTGAAATGTGCAAGGCCATGGTGCGGCGAAAGCTGGCAGCACAGCAACAGCAAATAGAAAAGGAGAAACTCGACTATCACCTTGTCCGGGCTCTTAAGTGCGCTGAGCTTTATAAGACCGGATTCATGCTGCATCCCGACTCAACGCTCGGCTCTACTCTCTGCTCCGACGTAGTCTCAATCGACGTCTACCGAAAGTCTCAGGGTCTTTCCCCCGCAGTTTTGCCAGCTTCTTCAGTGCCGTCTGAAACGCAGGCTTCAGCACCTTTACGAGATTCTGAGCAGCAAGAGTCGCGCCCACAGAAGCCGCTGCCGCCGCTGCCGCCGTCGTTGCAGCCACAGTCACCACCTCAGGGGTCGGCAACGCAAACTCCAGAGACGTCCCCGGCACAGTCACCGTCGGCTGCTGAACCTCAACCTTTTCAATCTCAGGCGGATTGACCAGTAAATCAATCGTTTCCTGTTGTGCCTGAATGTTGTCGTTGAGCTGGCGAATCTGCTCCTGCAATTTCTTTGCAGCATCGCGCGCGCTTTGGTCAACGCCTTTCGGTGGCGGCTTTGGCTTTGGTGGTTTTTTTGGTGGGACGCTTGGCGGTATCAGGATCGGATGCGAGGGAGCCGGAAAGACCGGCTCCTCGATCGATGGCCTTGGAAGCTTGATAGACCCAGGCAGCTGTATGGATGGCAGCTGCAGTGGGTCCACCTATCAGAAGTCGACGATTGCGCCGGTCTTGATGTAGCTGGCGGTATCAGAGTCGTCAAACTTGCCGAAGCCAGCCTCGGCGTAGATGCTGGTTCGGTCGTCGATTCTGCCGCTCGCGCCAGTCTTGCCTGACCAACCCCAGTCAGTGCTAGTTGTGTCGTTGCTCATGGCAGGGCCGGCCTGAATAAAGAAAGGGCCGTCCTTGTAGCCGACGTGCAGGTCAAGGCTGCTGCCGCTAGAGCTGCTGCCAGAAAAGCCGGTCTGAAATTCTGGATTGAAGTAGCCGCCGGCTGATGCACTGCTGCCAAGCAGCGTGGCAATGGTTGCGGCCGCCGCACACACAATGCGCTTCATTGCAATTAAGCAAAAGACGACTACAAACTATCGTTGCTCTACGTTGCCGTAGATGTTGTGCCAATAGGTTTGGCGATCGGCACAGCAATAACTACCAAGGCACACCCGTTCCAGTAGTTGGAGTGGCTTGTTCTGTCAACCAGCCTCAAGGGCTGCAACTTTGGCTTCTAAGGTCTCAATTCGGGCTTGTGCTTCTTGAAGCGCCTTGATAGCCATCCACATCATCTGTTGTTCTTTAACACCCTTGCGAACAATTTCAGGGACAGCAGGTGTTACAACGTTGCCATCATCATCTAAGACAGCATCTTCTGCCCTTTGCTTAATAAAATCAGTGAGCACTTCAGGGCAATGCTCTTCGACTTGCTGAGCAATAACCCCATAATGAAGATCATCAGTATCAGCGTCCTCGTTGTAGTGGAACTTTTTAAGTTCCCAGCTTTTTACTTTGTCCCACTTGCTATCAAGGTTAACGATGTTTTTCTTCTCACGCTCATCGCTAATATTGCTGTTATTGAGGGAGTAGTTTGCAATTCCTCCATTAAACATCACATAAAATCTGTACCCATTGTTAGTCGCATTAGTGTTATATCCTGAAAGGAGGAAGCTGGTTGCCGTGCTTTCGTTGCCTACAATTCTTAGCCAAGGGTTATTGGATTGACTTACTTTTACCCCTGGATCACTGCTACCTGAATTACTGGTACATGCGAGCAAAATGTCACCAGAACTATTAATCCTCATCCGCTCAGTTGTACCAGTTTTAAAGGTCAACGAGTTACTTGTACTTGTACCAATGGAACCAGCAACGCTTCCATTTTTTCCAAACCTAATATGATCAGTGGCTGCTGTATCGTCACGGCTAATGTTAATATAACCTCTGCCTATTTCAGTGCTATTCAGATCAGCAGGAGTGCCAAACGCTACCGCTGTGGTTAGACCAACAAGCAAGTTGCCCGAGCTATCAATTCGCATCCGCTCGCTTGAAGCTGTATAAAAACGCATCCGATCATCGCCATGGTCATAGTCAAGACGACCACGATCGGTTCCGCCGGTTCCGTCAGCAAAATTGATGCCGCCAGAATTTCCTGTGCCCGAAAGGATTGTTATGCCATTTGCAGAAGATGTATTGCCAACAACTAAATTGTTTGCGTCGGAATCGTAACTGCTTGCATTCGTAACCCCAATGCCTATTTTTCCCGAGCTGTCGATTCGCATCCTTTCAGTCACACTTCCGCCGTTGAGGCGAGTGAAGAATCCAAGCGCACCATCGCGTTCAGCAACCGCATTGTGGCTATCTT